GACTAAGTCTGCTATTGATTTTAAAAAAGAACTTCAAGGAGTGACGATATTACAAAAAGATTTTATTGAAAACGAATTAAAAAAGGTTACAGCATCTGGTGATGTGCCTATTAACAGCGTTGCAATAAGTCCTAAATATGCAGAGTCGGTTATTATGACTGACCCATCAAAAGTAAATATTTTTACAAGCAAAGCATTTACAGAAGATAACTTTGTTAACTTTGGTTCTGGAAAATTTAGTCTTACTGCTACACAAGGGGCTGCAATAAGGCTGCCAAATGGCACAACAGTAAGCAAAGCATTTAGAGGTTTAGCAGAGTCTTCGGCAGAAAGATTAGATTTGGCGGTCAGATCAGGAGTGTTTGCTGGTGAGTCACTAGATCAGATTACTAGGAGACTTGTTGGTAGGCTTGAGTTTGCAGACTTTGGACCTTTATCTGTCAAGCAGTTGGCTCTTGCTGGAGGAGAACTTACCAAAGTAGCTAATAATCAAATCTCAACTATTGTCAGAACATCTGTTAATCAGGTTACAAATCAGGCATCACAGGCTGTATATGCGGCTAATAAAAAGGTTGCACCAAAATATGAATATGTTGCAACGCTAGACTCTAGAACAAGCCCGATATGTCAGAGGTTAGATGGTCAGATATTTGATTACAACAAAGGCCCTACACCACCTCAACACTTTAATTGTCGATCAACTACTGTCCCTGTTGTTGACTTTGATGGTCTGCAAAAGAAATATCCAAACCTTGAAAAGCCGCCAGCGACTAAGCTTGATACAAGGCCAAGCATTACAGGTAGAGTTCCACAGGGGCAGGCTTATGGTGATTGGTTATTAAATCAAGATCGAGAACTACAGATAAAAACTCTTGGTAGTGAACAGAAAGTAAAGTTTTTTAAAACATTAGCGAACAAAAAAGGTAGCTCTGGTCAAAAGGCATTAAGGCAGATAATTAGAATCGATGGAACTGAAAAGACAATAGACCAAATCAAAAAAGAATATAAACTATAGATATGCCATTGAAAAAAGGAAAATCTGAATCTGTGATCTCAAGCAACATCCGTTTGCTAATGAGAGAAGGTAAGACATTGAAACAGGCACAGGCCATTGCATTATCTACAGCAGGCAAAAAGAAAACAGCTAAGAAACGCAAAAGGAAGTAATATATAAACAGTTACTTTTATTGTTATGCCATCACACTATGGATCAATGAAGCTAAAGGGTAAAAAGAAAAAAAAGAAGGGAGGTAAAAAATAATGGGATATACATTCAAAGTCCAGACTTATGATGAGTCAAAGCCAAAGGCTGAGGCTAAACCTAAAACAACAAAAAAATCTAAAAAGGTAAAAGGTGACTAGAAAGTTCAGGCGAGTTCCAAAGGACAAAAAGACAGGTATTCCCAAAAAATACTTGTCTGGTTCTAAAAGCAAGTCTGCGAAAGCGGCTGAGATAAAGCGAACTGCCGAAGCATATAGAAAAGGAGAGTATATTGATATAAAAGCAGTATCTAAATCACGCACCAAACAAAATGTCACAGGCAAAAAGAAGAAAACCACTAAGCGAAAGCGTTAAGAATAGTCTTAAGAAAAAAGCTGATGGCACAAAGTTTTTTTATGGAGAGCTTGCGGCTGTTTATAGAAAAGGGCAGGGAGCTTATTTGTCTAGTGGTTCAAGAAATGTTCCTATGGCAGCGTGGGCTATGGGTAGAGTAAACAGTTACATGAGAGGTGATAAAGCAAGAACAGCAGATGCAGCAATTTATTCGAGGTACAACAAGAAAAGATGAAGCTAACTACAAGACAGAAGAACACACTTGCAAAACATCAAAAGGCTCATGGTCACACAAAGGCTCATATGGAATATATGAAACGCAAGATGAGAGAAGGAGTTTCATTTTCTCAAGCTCATAATATGGCAATGAAGAGGAAGGGTAAATGAATAAAATTTTTTATGGTGACTCTAGGACAGTATTAAAGAATGTTAATTTTAAAGCTAGAACCTGTGTGACTTCACCACCTTATTTTGGAGTAAGAAACTATGGTGACAAACCTAATCAAATAGGAATTGAAAAAACTGTTGATGAATATATAGATAATCTTGTTGAAGTTTTTGGCTTAGTCAAAGATTGTCTTACAGATGATGGAACTTTATGGGTCAATATTGGTGATAATTATGAAAAGAAGAATTTGCTTGGAATACCTTTTCAGTTAGCTTTTGCTTTAAAAAAAGATGGCTGGTATCTAAGACAAGACATAATTTGGCATAAACCAAATCCAATGCCCGAAAGTGTTACTGACAGATGTACTAAATCTCACGAATATATTTTCTTGTTGAGTAAGTCTAAAGATTATTATTTTAATTCTGATGCAATAAAAGAAAAAGCTGTAGGAGAAAGATGGGGCAAGAATAAACCAATGGATATAAATAACTCAAAAGATAAAACGAATCAATTTAATGGGTTGTCAAGAGCAAGACAGATGCTTTTTGAAACAAGAAACAAGCGTTCTGTTTGGACTGTGAAAACAAAACCATATAAAGAATCACATTTTGCAGTTTTTCCTAAAGAATTAATTACACCTTGTATATTATCAGGCTCAGAACATGGAGATATTGTTCTTGATCCTTTTATTGGTTCTGGAACTACAGCAGAAACAGCAAAAAATTTAGGAAGAAAATATATTGGTGTAGAACTTAATGAAGAATATAAAAATATTGTTGATAAAAGAAGCGATTTATTTCAATACGATTTAGACCTAAAATATGGATAAAAAATTATGAGCAAAGATCCTAGATTAGAAAGATTTGGATTAGCTGGTTTTAATAAACCAAAGAGAACCCCATCACATCCAACAAAGTCTCACGTTGTTCTTGCCAAAGAAGGCGATAAGGTTAAGCTCATCAGGTTTGGTATGCAGGGAGCAAAGAATAAACCGCCAAGAAAAGGAGAATCAGACGCAGATAAGGCAAAACGCAAGAGTTTTAAGGCTAGACACGCTAAAAATATTGCAAAAGGCAAAATGTCAGCAGCTTTTTGGGCAGACAGGACAAAGTGGAGCTAGTATTGTGAATAATTGTAAATTTTTTATTTATGGCAGACGAAGTAATCAAGCCTGATAACACAGCAGAAATGGCTGCACTAAAGGCTGAAGTTGAAAGACTAAGAAAATCTAATAGTGAAATATTAGATGATTACAAGAAAGCAAAGGAGGCAGCAAAAGCTGTACCACCAGATGTTGATGTAGATGCTTTGATTGCTTTTAAACAGCAAAAAGAAAAAGAAGAATTAGAAGCAAAGGGCAGATATGATGAGGCTATAGCAAAACAGGCTCAACAATATCGGGATGCTGAAGAAGCTAAGAACAAGAGAATCCAAGAGTTAGAAGCTAGGCAGAGACAGCTTGAAGTAGAAGCTCCAGCAGTAACAGCACTTGCTGATGTTGTACATGACCCTCAATATGTATTGAGCCGCATAAGCAAAGATCAGCTTGCAAGAGAAGCAGATGGAACAGTTGTTGTAGTTGATGGATATAACAGGACACCAGTTAAAGACTGGGCAATGTCAAAAATGCCTTCATGGGTACAGAAAAACCCAAGACCACAGGGCGGTGGAGCAACGACAACTAAAGTTCAAACTGAATTTGTAGCTGCTGGTGAAAACAATCCATTTGCAAAAGATTCATTTAATCTTACTGAGCAAGCAAGGTTATATAGAACAGACATAAATAAATATAATATGCTCAAAAACGCAGTTAGCGGTTAGTATAGAACTAACGTGGTTGTGCTACGTCAGGGGTTGTGCCTCGAATTGAACATATCTTAAAATTTAAATGGCTACTTTAAGAAGCGATTTGATTATACCAGAGGTGTTCACGCCATATCTCTCAGAGGCATCTACACTTTCAGATTCCTTCTTACAGAGTGGCGTAGTACAGCCTTTGCCAGAATTAAATCTATCCGCAGAGAGAGGCGGTGACTTTGTTAAGATTCCAAACTATGTTGCGAACTTAACAGGTGATTTTGAAGTATTAACAGACAGCACTTCATTAACACCAGCAAAAATTACAGCAAATTCCCAAGTGGCACCTGTGCTACACAGGGGGAGAGCTTTCAGTTCTAGGGATTTGGCTAGTCTTGCAGTTGGTGGTGGGTTAGACCCAATGGCTGCTATTGCACAAAAGATGGCAATTTATGTAAATAACCAAAAGCAAAAGGATTTATATTCTTGTTTGCAGGGTGCGTTTGGTTCATTAAATACTAATGATTCAAACAGTGCTTTATTTACACATTGTATAGATTCTGAGTCAGGCGATACTCGAACAACACTAAGTCCAAGACACGTTGCAAAAGCACAGTCTATTCTTGGTGATGCTGGAAGCAAGCTAACAACAATCGCAATGCACAGCAAATCTTTCTACGATTTGGTGGAAAGAAATGCGATTGATCGCATATATGACAACACTGGTGCACCTGATACTAATGCAACTGGTGGTAGCACAACAAGAGCATTTGATGGCCCAACTGCTGTCAACAGCTTTATGGGGCTACGAGTAATTGTGTCAGATGATATTCCTACAACAGGTTCTGGATCCTCTACGGAATATGCATGTTTCTTATTCGGAAACGGTGCCGTATTTACGGGCGAGCAGGCTCCTATCAGAACACAAACTGATAGAGACATTCTTGCTCTTGAGGAAGCAATGGCTGTTGATCTTCACTACATCTATCACATTGGTGGATTGAAATATGCTGTATCAACAGTAAATCCAAACAGAACTGTATTGGAAACTGTTGCTTCATGGTCGAAAGTTTTTGACACAAAGAATATCCCTATCGTAAGGGCTACTGTTGTTTCTAATCAGGATTAATCATGCCATCATTATTTGAAGTAACTGCTGGGTCTTTAGTAGGCCCAACAACAGGTGGCACTGTAACTCAGGCCACTAACAAATCAACAGGTGTAACTCTAAATACAGAGTCTGGACAAATCACAATGAACAATGCACAGCTTGACGCTGGCACAGAAGTATCTTTCACAGTAACCAACAGCAAGATTGCAGCAACTGATGTTGTTGTGGCTTGTCATGGTTCTGCTGGAACTGCTGGTTCATATTTGGTAAATGCAAATGCTATAGCTTCTGGATCTTTTGCGGTCACAGTTTCTAATGTATCTGCTGGAAACCTTAGTGAAGCTATTGTTATTAACTTTGTTGCTCTCAAGGGTGCATCAAGCTAATGGCAATGTACGCATTTAGGCGTATGAGAGAACAAAATGAGGCTGCTCAAAAGGCAGCTTCACTTGTTCAAACTCAAGCAAAGCCAAAACCAAAATCTAAGCCTAAAAAGGTAAAACTCAATGGCGATAACTCTTGATGCTACTGTTGGCGGTGCAAACGCAAACACTTATATAACTCTTGCTGATGCAAACTCTTTTATTGAAGGGCTAGTTCTTAGTGATGACACCGCAGCTTGGGACGGCTCAAGCACTGATAACAAAAACAGAGCTTTGTTTACAGCAGCCCAAAGAATCGATAGAGAAAAATTTTTGGGTAGTCGTGTAGCTGATACACAAGCTTTAGAGTGGCCTAGATCAGGAGTTAGGAAACCTGACACATACACCAACTTGTATGGTTTAAGCTTTCCAAATAGATTAGTTGCTGATTATTACCTTGATACTGAAATTCCAGACAGGGTAAAACACGCACAAGTCATTTTGGCTGTTTATCTTAATAACAATAGGAACGGGTTAGAACTAAGTGGCTTAGAAGACTTTGCCGCTGTAAGTATTGGTAATATAAACGTAACCCCTAGATTTTATGGGGCAGTTGGTATTGATCGAATCCCACCTATAGTTGATCATTACCTGATGGGTATTAGAATAGGTGGAAGAGCAAACTTACAAATCAAGAGGTCATGAAAATGGGTTACGGCTATGAATATCCTTCAGCAGAAATCATTAATGATACAGCAGCCCATACTG